TGTATCAGACTTGGCTTTGCGCGAGTTCACCGTATTAAGTAACTTACGATTGGCAGCATCTCGTTTGATCTTACTGAAAGCATCTTCTGGCTTTAACGGGTCATCAATGATGATACAACCTGTAAAGCCATCATCTGCCAATGTCCCTGCTCGCCGTCCTGTTACCTGTCCACCCATAGAGGCAACATACACATGGCCAACATCATAGTCCTCAACCGTAATCTTCCATTCTTTCTTGGAGTCAGTACTATTGGAGACCGTTAAATCCCACATCAATCGATAGTCTTTCGACTTCACAATGTCACGTGCCGTGTCTGATACGCCCTCAACCAGTGATTGAGAAAAAGATAAATACAGAAATCGAGAACGTGCATTTAAAGCCAGTCCACGTGGTATTAGATTGGTTGTCAATTCAGTCTTACCAGCACCTGGTGGAACATTAATGACGACGTTTGCTATCTCACCCGCAATTACCTGATCAATAATCCATGAGATATAAACATGGTGCCAATTCACCGTGAATTTAAAACCCATACGGGGCTTAAAGAATCGCCGGGTGAAATATAAATGCTCATCTTCACACAGCTTTTTTTCAACCTGTGTTTGCAGATCTATTTAATATTCCTCTTGGGCCTTCTTTACAGCAGCTTCGACCTGTTCTTGAGTAGCATGAACAACGGTGGTCTGTAATGCTTCACCGTCCTTACCAGTAATCTCTTGTCGGTTAGTGAATTGGCCACCTACATCTTTAGCAGCCTGTTCAAGAATCTTAAGAGCTAATTTTGCATTCTTGGTTTTTTCAAGTTGCTTCTGATATTGCTTAAGCCGGTAATACTTACTGGCAATTGGAATATCTATCAAACCTTCATCAAATTTCTTACGAGTCTGGTTGAATAGATCTGCAAGTTTTTTCCCGAGATTGCGACCCGCGTATTTAGTCGGATCATAGTTTTCACACTGACGGCGATCGATTTCGATGTTGAACTCTTGCTTGACCAACTCCGCAACTTCTTGAGGGGTATCACGGCATGCAAGAGCTTGAACAATAAATATTTTTACAGGCTCTTTAAGTGCTGCCATAAATCCCCCTTTTGTCATGCTACGTCATGCAAAGTAGGCAAAAAAATTTAACCGATGACACAGTTCCCACAACACGCAGCAATACTTGTTTCAGATACAAACGGCGCATTCTTGGCAATTTCAACTAGACGTTTCACTGAATCATCAACTCCCCATCGTTTAGTCTCACCAAAGAACACTTCCACGTCATGACCAGCTAAGTAATGCTTAGGCAGGCCAGTCATATCGCTATAAATTATTTCACCATCGTCATCACGCTCTACACCAATGTGATATAGCTCATGCTCAATCAACCGGCAGAAATCCCGATCTGTTGCCTGTTCGCAATAAGTGGCATCTACAGTAATCAGATATTGAGGTACGAAACCAAACCAGTCTCGCATCTGTTGTTCCTGGCGTGCTTTCTTCCAGCCACCCACGTTAAACATGACCTTTTCACATTGGCCAAGCACCATACGTTTTTTCGCTATGGCGGCAGATGAAGCCCAGGCGAATGCAAGGAACTCTTCATTGTCATGAAGTAACTCTGCAATATGGTCATGATCCGGGTTATGTAGTTCACCACCTAAAGTAAGCCAATTCTTTACGACCCATTCTTTAAGTTCGGGTGCAGGTGCCAAGCGAATGGCTTCCTCTTCTTCGGCCTGATCAATCAGATCTGTCGGTGGGAATGGTCTGAACTGTTCCATGTGATGCCCTTAAATTTCTAAGCCGCTGTATGGCCCTGTTGGATGATGAGATATCTGATACTTCGAAGCGTATATACCGATATCCCATTTCTTCAGCATGGTCATAACGATCAATGCTCCATGCTTTAGTAGCCAGCTTACCCTTACGGCCACCAGACCACGGACCACCCGCTATTTCGATCAATGTGAGATAGCCGACCAGGTGCAAATCGAAACGCCTATGTTTAGTGGTTTTAAAATGAAAATATTCTTCATATTTGATTTCCATCCGATCAAGAATCTCTTTCAGTCGATCGAATGCTTCTAGGTATTTTTCACCAGCTTTGGGTAGTGGCCTGTTACGAGGTTTATTTTTGATTAGGTCTTTATCGGTTAATTTTTTATAGTGTTTTGGATCCATAATTTGCACCCGATAAAAAACCTCCCGAAGGAGGTTAATTATTTAAAATCTATACATTAGATTTAAGAACACTTGCTGAGTGGCATCGGGACCATTATCAAATTTCATAACTGGCATCCCATCATTATCACGCGTTCCAATAAATTTCGCGGAGGTTACTGACCCCAGCATGAAAACCTCAAATGCTTTTTTGTCACCCACCAACTCTTCATCTTCACATAAAGCGTAAACAGTTTGCTCAGGATTTAATTTTTGCAGTTCAGCTATTAACTCTTTTACTTTCATAGGTTGTTCAATTCTTTTTAAAAGAAAAATTTAGCAAGATTTCAACTTCTATGAAAGCATATTTCTAAGATTTTTAATTCATTGTTTCAGTTCAATCATAATTTCATCTATCGCAATCATTTGATGCCGCTTAAGCCCAGCTCTACTGAGGTTCTGATACTTAGACAGCTCAGCACTGCAAAATTCTAAGTCTTGTTTAGCTTGTACTTTGTCTGTCATGGGCACCCCAAAATAAAAAACCCAGCACTCAGGCTGGGTCTGTCATATTGCTTATTTTAATTGTTTATTTTACTGATGCAATGCCATTTCCGCGCTTTTGGCTAAAAATGCCGAACGGCTTAAATGTTGTTTTTTAGCCATAGCATCAATACGTTTCACTAAAGCTTCTGGCATGCTGATATTAATACGAACAGACTTGGTATTTACCTTTGCTGTATCAATATCAACTAACAACCAAAAACCACCTTCAAATCTCTCATCACTTAACCATTGTTCCGGGCTTGACGGTGTAGGTAACGGAATATCTTCACCATCAAAGTGAACTTCAACCGCTTCCTGCGCCATGCGCTGGATGTCTTGCATTTCATCAGCAGCACTGAAACACCCTTCAAAGTCAGGGAAAGTTAAACCGTATGCAGTATCTTCATCTTTATGAACATATACTGGATATAACATTTTTACCTCCATTCCCAACCAGCCTGTTTATATATATTGCGTAGAGTTCCTATCGGCATATCTTTACGTGGATGTGGCACCACAACATGCCCGGACTTTTCAGGATGCTTGTACTTTTCATGGTCGCCCTTACCGCCAACCTTATACCAGCCTTCCTGCTCTAGACGCTTAATAATATCTTTGCTGTTCATTGTGTAACTATACACACTTTTGGGTGGTTTCATGATAAAAATTCTCTAAATAACTATTTCGTATTTAGTTCATGATGACTACTAAAGCACTAACTCTCAATAGCAATATTTTACTATGTTATTGTTTTATAATAACATATTAACATTAAAAAAAATAAAATTAATGAATAACAAATACTAAGCTAGGCGTTCATTTAATGTAACAAAATATTTTAATAAAAAGAAAAACCCCTCAACATCTAGAATGCGAGGGGCTTTGTTTGCCGTAATACGTCCGGCTAAGTGGAAACTGTTATTCGATAGTCGGACGCTTACCAGCCTCTAACACTGGAATATTCGCCTCAGTCGGCACATATACAATCTGGCTTATATTGCCTTCACGCAATGCTTCGCCAAACGCACCAATGAACTCTTGCTGGCGATACTCTGGATATTCTTGAGCAGCCTTACCCATAACCTTGATTGCTTCAGCACGCAGCTTTGCACTTTCCAGTTCTGATTTGGCGGTCTCTATAGCGATTTGTTTTGACTGCTGGGCTTCTGCAAGTCTCGCCTGACCGGACATGCCTTGTTGCCAAACCTTATATTGCGGCCATGCAAACAAGAAAAATAAGAAGATTACAATTACAAAGGCTGCAATCATTCCGATCAGCACATTGTCCGCATTACCTTTCTGAAACTTATTCATTTTCCACACTCACTTTTTTGATAATAAAAAAGCCCGATCAAATTAATGAGCGGGCTTATGTTTTTTAATTGGTTTGCTTAATTATTTATCTTTGTGCTTTCCACACTTACGACACTCCACCTGAATAAAAATATCAGACTCATAATCGTAGTGATGAAAGCAGAATAGGCGTTTTAGGAAAGTAAGCATGATTTTACTCCTGGACAATCAAGCAATCATGTCGCAAGAAATTTCAGTTAATTTTACTTATAAAACATAAATTTATAATATTCATTACTGAAATAATGTCAGCAATTTTGTCGAACTAAGCAAGATTCCTTCCTGGTTAAGCAAGCAACGATCAAGCAATTATTTTGGTTCCCTCATTTGTGAGGGTAGCATCTGGCACGCCATGTAGGACTCGAACCCACAACCATTGGTATAGAAAACCCATGCTCTTTCCAGTTGAGCTAATGGCGCTTTATTTCAGGCAATAAAAAAGCCCACCATTTGGCGAGCTTTCCTTGATGCTTAAACCTATTTTTGACATTTCACGTTAAACTGGTATTCGTCTTGAGTGACCTTAATTTTAATATTTTTATATTTTCGTTTGTTTGGATCCATTGCCGAGCCAGCCACTTCCTCAAAAAAACTACGATCATTCATTAGCTCGCCATACGCTTTATAGCCTAATAAAATCTTTACAGGCTTTTCGCCTTCAGTCACTAATTTACAGAGAGTATCTTCTAGTTTTTTAACAGTTAAAATCGCCATTTCAATTAGAGCTCAAAAACAAAAAGGCATTATCACTTAATTTTATGAATAAATAATGTCAAAAAAGCCCACCTTTCGATGAGCTTTTAAATCAATCTAGTGCTTTAACGTACACTTCGATCACTATAACAGAAATATGCCATATCCTGTCCGGACAGTCAAATACTTAATTAATCCAATTTCAACCGTTTATCATGCCCAGCTAAATAGAATTTTCCTGCGTAAACCATGCCCTCAATTGAAGTCTTACCCAAGCCTCGCTCATTAGCCAGCTGACGCAAAGACATACCGCGAACACACTTATCAATGAATATCTCAACTGCGACTTTAGCTGAGGCACAAACCGAACTCGACTTATTAAAATCCACAATCAATTTCCGCACCTGCTCAGCTTCAAAATCATTAATCTGGCAAATGACCTGATCCTTACGTGGCGCCACCCCTTTGTTATTTTCAAGAATCAGCCAGTAGATCTGATTTACCCCAAGTGAGTCCGGTTCATGACCTGACTTCATACGTGAAATCTGGATGTATGCCCCATACTGCTTAAGCCATTCTTCAATTGTAAATTTCGCCCAATCCATTACTTCAGTCTTCACCATCGCATTCATCCCTATTCCCTCAAACCCTTAACTTTTCAACTTGAATAATCAGCTTCCCGCCTTTTTCTGATGGCAACCGCTTCACAAGCAATTCATCCACCTGGGAATCATCCAAAATCAATCCACCTTTTGACAAAGCATCAAAGCAAGGCTTCACGATGTTATCGATGTCACGTATTTTCGCATCAGGTGGCGCGTATTCGATCTTTACGCGGACTCTACCCTGATACCCTGCCGGCTCGATAAAACGCTTCATAACGTCAATAAAGTGGATTGCACGCTTACGTAATCGATTGGTCTTGTTCGCCCCACGAATCCAGTAGTGATTCACGGAAGGAGGCGTGATTAAAACCTCACACCAAAGCAGTTCATCATTCATCACGCCAAATCCTTTACCTTCGACCAGATGAGCCGGAATCTTTGGCATTGGATCTGGATTGGATTTCTTTTTCCCCGACTTGGCTGTTACACCAAATCTAGGGCCAATACCGGCTTTTCGTGCCTGTGCTGCGGTGATACGGAGATTAGTCATTGGCACCTCGCTTTGTTTTGTAAAACACAGCCCAACTGATTTCATCCAGCTTCTTCAAGCCTTTTTTGTCATACAAATGAATGCCGCTTGGCTGCTCAAGCTTGTGCTCCTGCTCAACCATCAACTTCAATTCATTTAGCTGGTCGAGTGTTAAATTTTGAGCCATCTTTATGCGGTTAAAACCGTATGTTTTCATGACTCACCTCGCAGGGCTTTTTCAGCCCAGGTTAGCCATTCAGGAAACAAACAGCCTTCCTTTCCAAACTGATGGATTTTTTCCAATCCAGCATCAATCCGCTTTTGCTGATCCTCACACTCCTTCTTCTTCTCGATATAACACTGCTCCATGTTGTTGAGCTGCTCTTTCAGGTTTTCGATCTGCTTCTCATACTTTCGCAGGTCAGTGTCTTGAAGTTTGATAACCTCGGTGTGCTCGTCGATGATGGCTTGTTGGTGATTCCATGCTTCTTCTGAAATCCTGCCTTCTTGGCCAAGAAAATAAGTAACTCGGCCATTTTCATTTAAGGATTTAAACCACTTTTTAAAATCACTCATGAACCAGCCCCGCATAATTTGGTTTGTAATCTGCAATCGCTTCGGGTTTTTCAATCACTTCGCACGCTTTCTCTGCCAAAGTTGCATAACCGGCAATGTCACGCCAATTATCAAAATATTGAGGGTCGCCATTTACAGCCCGAGCAATCTTGTTGCAAATCATAAAAAGACTGGTTTTCTGCTCTGCGTTTAAATGCTCGTAGCTTGCGCCTGATTCAACAATAGACACTAAAGCTTGAGTTACACCTGCAACGTCTGAATAATTGCCATAGCGAGCGCCACGTTCGTTTAAAGTTGTATTTATATTGCTCATCTCTCAATCACCACTGTAGTTGGCGCTATATGATTCCGAATATCACTTACATAGTCGGTGCGGTCGTGGTCGGCTAGAGCGGCACGGAGGTCTTTAAGCGGCACACGATTAAATGAGAAGTCTTCTCTTGAATATACTTTTTGCCACATTGGGGCATTCGGTATATCCCAGTATTCATACCAAGAGCCATCAAAATCGTCGTACCCATAATACCTATTGGTATCAATCCCATATTCCTCCCAATAGCGCCCAAGCTCAGGCGCCCCATCCACAATTTCCCGCATTTGTTCGATTGTTAAATTCATGCTGTTCTCTCCATCCGTTTTTTATAGTTCCTGACTGCTGACGCCTTGTTGCATGAAAAACAGCTATTAGTGCTGGTATATCGAAGTGTTCCACCACAGGTCACACATTCAGCACCATGGAAATGCTTTTGACCTTCCTCTCTGGCCTTGTTGCGAGCAATCACATTCGGGTTATTACGTCTTGCATTGGCTGATGCTATAGCTGCTGCCATAACTGCTCGCATAGTCTTTTGGGTATCTCCTACAGGTCGACCATTGAATTGCGAAAACTCACCTGAATAACCTTGTGGCAGAGTTTCTACTTTCCCGCCATTTTTCAGAAATGCTTCCACATCATTTTCAAGTTGCTCACGTAGACTGCGTTTAGCTTCGATCTGAGCATGAGTTATATTCTTCCCAGCCTGCACAGCCTCAATTCTTTGTTGAAGGATTTCGTTCATGCTGCACCTCCGAATAAATCTTCCTGCTCACCCTGGCGTACATCGCCGCCCCACTGCATAGCCATAGCA